CTATGGTCGAACTAACTACGAGTTACAAATAGAGGGTTCTAAAACTGCACGAGAACTGCCTGGTATTGTTGATGAAGTAATTACAATGACAGTCATGGGTGGTGGAGATGGTGTGCAACCATATAGAGCTTTTGTTTGTCAAACTCTGAACGAGTGGGGATACCCAGCTAAAGATAGATCAGGTAAGCTTGATGTTATTGAAGAACCACATCTTGGCAAACTAATTAGTAAGCTTAACGGATCTGCACAGAAAAAGGATCTAACATTTGTTGATCCACAATCACAACCAACAGAGAGAGGAGAAGTTCAGTGATTGATTTAAATAATGTCGGTGATATGTCACCATCAGGTGATTTCCAGTTAATACCTGAAAATACGATTGCAAGAGCAATAATTACAATTAAACCTAATCCAGTTACAATGCCTGAGTTTAGTAATACTCCTATCTTTAGGGCATCACAGACTTCATCAGCTAAGTGGCTTGAAGTTGAATACACGATTATCGGTGGTCAATTTGATAAACGTAAGTTTTGGCAAAATCACTTTTTCGATGGTGATGCTAAAGACGATAGTGGTGTATCTAAGTCTAAGAAGATTGGATTGCAATGGTTGAAAGCAGTTGTTGAAAGTCATAATGATATTTCAGCAATGGATGCTTCACCTGAAGCTCAAGCAGTTAGGCAAATAGATATGCAGAAAGGTGGAGTTGCGTCCATTAATAGCATGAACGTATGTGTTAAGATTGGTATTGAGAAATCAAATGATCAACAGTATCCTGATAAGAATAGATGTAAGGTCATATTGACTCAAGGCATGGAAGGATACATACCAAGTGGATCTGTACCAACTAATACACCATCATCTGCACCTACCAATAATGGTAATGCAGTACCTGATTGGGCTAGGTAATGATGGCAGGCATAGCAAGGGCTAACTGACCTTAGTCTACTTGCAAGTCGCTTGGGTAGTGCGATGCCCTAAAACTACCCACCATTTAGCCAATGAGGATCTTATGAAAACGTATGAACAAGCAAAAAAAGAAATGATTTCTCAAATTAATAACTTGCAAGAAGTTATTAAGTTTTTAAGAGAGAATGCTTATTATGAAAAAATTTGTGGAAGTTGTAGCACTAAAATGCGTTTAAGAGTTAACGATTATAGAGCCAATGAAAGAAAGTTTTGTAATGATGCTTGTAGAGCTAGGGATCAAAGACGTAGAGATAAGAGCAAAAAATGATTTTAAGACCATATCAAGAGATAGCAGTACAAGATGCTTCTAATGCTTTGGACAAGCATAAGAATACTATTGTTGTTGCACCAACGGGTGCAGGTAAAACAATTATGCTATCTGCATTGATTGGCAAACGATACAAAAAGGGCAAAAAGATTTTAGTCCTGCAACATCGGGATGAACTTGTAGGACAGAACAAAAACAAATTCTCTCGTGTTAATCCAAAAATATCCACATCTATCGTAGATGCTTCAGAAAAAAATTGGGATGGTAGTGCAGTATTTAGTATGGTGCAGACACTATCGAGACCGAACAATTTGGCTAATATGTCTAAAGTAGACATGATGGTGATAGACGAAAGTCACCATGCCATAGCCGATACATACATGAGAATTATCAACAAGGTTAAAGAAGCTAATGAATCTGTAGAGATTGTTGGCTTCACTGCTACACCTAATCGGGGAGATAGAAAAGGCTTGAAAGGTGTGTTCAATAACTGCTCACATCAGATCGAAATAGCTAACCTTATACGAGAGGGTTTTCTTGTGCCACCAAAGACATTCGTGATTGATGTCGGGGTACAAAAAGATTTACAAAATGTTCGTAAAACTGTGTCAGATTTTGACATGGGACAAGTCGAGCAGATAATGAATAAACGTGCTATCAACGAGAAGATTGTTGAAGAATGGCAGGAGAAAGCAGGAAACAGAAAGACAGTTATATTCTGTAGCACTGTGGTTCATGCACAAGATCTATGTGATGAGTTTAGAAGATCGGAGATCCGTGCAGAGATTGTGACAGGTGAGACACCATCGGAAGAGCGAAAACAAATACTACATGATCTGGAACATGGTGACGTACAAGTTGTGGTCAATGTTGCAGTATTAACAGAAGGATTTGATGCACCACCTGTCAGTTGTATTGTGCTTACAAGACCATGCTCATACAAGTCCACAATGGTACAGATGATTGGTCGTGGACTACGAACAATAGATCCTGAAGAACATCCAAACGTAATCAAGAAAGATTGTATTGTATTAGATTTCGGTACAAGTGTATTGACACATGGGTCTTTAGATGAGGGTGTGGATCTTGATGGCAAAGATAAAATGCAACAAGGATCAGCTCCTGAAAAAGTATGTCCTAATTGTAAATGTCTTATACCATTAAGTGTTCGTGTATGCCCTATGTGTGGACATGAGATCGAGATGCAAGCAAAAGAAATGCTTGAGACATTTGAGATGACAGAGGTAGATCTTATCGACAGATCACCATTTAGATGGATTGATTTGTTTAACAATGGCAGATGTATGTCAGCTAGTGGATTTAATGGCTTTGGCTTAGTTGCACATTTAGATGACGTTTCTGTAGCCTTAGTTAAACGTACAAGGGGCAAACTTAGAGTTGTGGGTGTAGGTACTAAAGAACAAGCTTTGGCTTCTGCTGACGATTTTTTGAGGGAAATAGAAGATAGTGACGGAGCTAAGAAAGGTAAAAGGTGGCTAAACCAAGCCATGACAGATAGACAAAGAGAAGCTTTAGCAAGGGAAAATAAAATTGTAAGTCAGTTAGATCTTAGTTTTAGCAAGTACAAAGCGGCGTGTTGGTTAAATTATTTGTGGAATAAGAAAGAAATTGATGGCAGAGTTTTAGATTATTACGAGGGAGATGAGAATGCAGCGTAGTGAAGCTTTACAAAAAGCAGAACAATTAATCAACGGAGCTAGAGCTAGAACACATGGAGATGCAAAAGATACACATGAATCAATAGCTAAGATTATGAATGTATTGTGGAGACACAAACTTAAAGCAGAACTTACTTATGATGACATATATAAATTTTGTATAGTGCAAAAGCTTGTACGAGACTCTCAGAACCCAAAGAATATGGACAATCCAATAGATGTAATAGGATACGGAGCTTTGTGGGCAGAGGGTAAAAGTGGCAAAAATTAACGTGGATTATCAACTCAACATGAAGTCTAAGAATGACGCGCAGTACATTCGTGAGGGCAGTATAGTTGTGCCTGTTTTTTTAGAGGACAATAACGATCATGTCTTAGACCACATTGATAAATTTATTACAGAGGCTATTGATGATACAGATGATGAGTTGTTAGGTGGTACGATAGTGGCTGAATTTTTAGGAGTCAGTCATTATTTTGATTTTATGGTAATGGAAGAAGGAGAAAAAAGATGGAACAACATGGTAACGGGGACAGACACAATACATTAAAGATATTGTCCGAACAATTTGCAAAGATAGGCTGGGATAAAAAGCTACAGAATTTGACACAAGATGAAGCTCTTGCCATAATTGATGCCATTCAATCAGCTAATGGAGACAGTAGTGGCATTCTCGACCTTAATCCAAACTCAGCCATACCCGAAGACGAAATACCCTTTTAAAATGTTAGAGCAAGAAATATCAAATATAATAGATAAAGCTATTGTTGATCGGAACAAAGAGGTCAAGAAAAGAACTTACATAGGTGCTTCTAGTCTTGGTGACTCTTGTTCTCGTAAAATACAGTATCGTTACATGGGTCAACCAGTTGATGATAATCGGGATTTTGATGCAAAGACACTTCGTATATTTCAATTTGGTCACGAGATAGAATTTAGTGTAGCTGGATGGCTCAGACAAGCTGGTTTTGATTTACGAGTACAAGACAAAAATGGCGAACAATTTGGTTTCAGCATAGCAGAAGGCGAAGTTAAAGGTCACATAGATGGTGTTATATGTAACGGACCTTTGGACACTGCATATCCTATGTTGTGGGAATGTAAGTCAGCTA